TCTCTTGGTGAACATTGCCGAAATAGATCCAGCTATGATAGACAAGATGATAACTCAGTTGCAACAGGCAACAAAAAAGAACTAAACTATACTACTTATCTCTATAAGGAGGTATTGTAGAAATGCAACAGAAAATAGACGAATGGCTCGGTAAGTGGGCCTCACGAAAACTAATAGTATGGGGAACTTCCACCGCTTTCTTGGCGGCTGGCTCAGTCACAAGCAGCGACTGGGTTGCTGTATCCCTAGCTTATATCGGACTTCAGGGGGCGGCAGATATTGCTGCTAAGTGGAAACACGGCTGATGAAGAGATTATGGTTTAAAGCCAAAGAGATTTGGTGGAAAATTATATTGGGGTTTGTTGTGTTAGCAGCCTTGTTAATTTATTTCTACCGTTTGCTTAGACCAACGGAAGATAAAATGGAATATTTGGAAGCTATAAAAACAGAAGCCACGGCAGCCTTAAAGGAAAATGAATTGCGTGGTAGACTTGAGAAAGATAAGATTGGAGCAATCAAGGGAGTCTTTCAAAGCCGTCTAGAGGACACAAAGAAAATAGACGACAGAGAAGAACGATTGAAAGCTTTAATTAGACTTCATAAGGAATTGGACATTTAAGGAGAATAAAAATGGTAGACATTCCTACACTAGACATTGAGGATTACGATCCCGATTTAAACGAAGAAGAAGAGTCCGTCGAGGATAAGTCCGGTGGTGCTCTTACTTATGCCATTGTTGGCGCTGGTCAAGGCGGCGGGCGAATGGCAAAAGCGTTTTATGATATGGGCTACACCAAAACGGTGGCTGTCAATACAGCACGCTCAGACTTAAATGGTTTAGACCTACCAGATAGTCAAAAGTTCTTGGTTGATGAGCACGGCGAGCAGGGTGCTGGCAAGGATCAGGCTAAGGCAGAAGCAGCTATTGCAAAGAAAGAACAAGAAGTATTTAACAAATTCCGTGAGATCTTCGGAAATAATGTTGATCGTATCTTGATCTGTCTTGGTGTATCTGGTGGCTCCGGCGGCGGAACCGTTAACACCCTTATTAAAGTAGCTAAAAAGTACTTTACTTACATCGGCGTGGAGAATGTTGATGAGCGGGTTGGTGTGGTTGCATCGCTTCCGACTGCCGGAGAATCTGCTTCTCCAACGGTAGCTAAGAATGCCCACGCTCGCATGACCCAACTTTGCGGGCTCGCAGAAAAAGGAAAGATTGCTCCCCTTATTATGGTGGACAATGAAAAGATTAAAAAGCTTTACCCCAAGCTTACAGTCAAGAAGTTCTGGAGGACAATCAACAATACGGTTGCTGGACTGTTCCATGTGTTTAATGTCCTGGCAAATAAAGACTCAGAGTATACAACCTTTGACGCTACTGACTATGACAGCATCATGCGTCAATCAGGCTGTATGATTATGGGTGTCACCACAGTCAAAAACCTTGAGAGCGAAACTGCTGTTTCAAGTGCGCTCAAGAAGAATCTAGAAAAAACTCTTCTTGCTGAAGGTTTTGACTTGACAACTGCTACTGGTGCTGCTTGTATTGTTGTTGGTGGCGAAGAGATCTTTGAAGAAACGGTTGGCTTGATGGACAACATTGAGTTTGGCTTTGATACTTTGGCTGCCTTGACTGGCGGTGCCATGGTTCACCGTGGCATCTATGAAGATCCTGCAAGAGATAAATTGGTTACTTACACCCTTGTCAGTGGGCTTAAGCGTCCTGCAAAGCGCATCGAGGGATTGAAAAAGTTCTTGAAATAAAATGAAGAAAATAGTTGCAATTATACTGTTGTTTTCATTTAACGCCGCTGCGGCTGAGGTAGTCAAGTTTGACCCTCGCCCAGCGGTTGTTGAGCAAGAAGGCAGCACTTATGTTGGAATACTTCTTAGCGAAGAAGACTTCCGTAAGATGCTTCAAAAAAAGATAGATACCAACGCTAAAATAGCAGATTGCCAAGTCGACCAGAGAGTCTGCAAGCAGATGCAAGATTCTTACAAGTATTATATTTCTCAACTAGAGGGTAAGCTTAAGAAAAACAACTCTTGGTTTGAAAGAAACCGTGGCACCCTGGGGCTGATTACTGGGTTAGTAGTTGGCACGGGGATGTCTATTGGCATTGTACATGCAGTATATCAGAAGTAATGAAAAAAGATTTGAATTATGTTGCAGCCGTTGAAAAGGCAATATCAGAAAAGTACGGCAAAGAAGCGGTGCAAGATTTTAGGTCTACCTGGGAGGCAGAACGAGAGGAAAGTTATTTAGTTCAACTTAGAAATAGAAGAACAAAATTACAAACTCTTAAAGACCGTAAAAAGTTTTTTTTGGTTGGCGATGTTGAAATTAGAAAAAAGCACAACACCGAGAAGACAAACAGAACTTGCCCGGTTTGTAAAACATATTCATTTTCATCTAAGGACGACCTATATATGAATAGGTTTGAGTGTTGCAATCAATGTTACATTGAATATGTTGAGTTTAGGGAGGATCGTTGGAATAGCGGATGGCGACCACAAGATGGCGAATATAAACCACCGTTAATCAAAACAGTTCTTGAAACTTTCAGAGCTTACACTTATAGAATTTTTAGGAGAGTAAAAAAATGGCTAACATTTTGGACATAGTAAGAGGTTTAAGTCAAGCCGCAGCAAATGCATACGATGGCTATGAAAATATGGATGAAAAAATTGGACTGAATAGAGAAGAGGGACACCCAGTTCTGGATAGCCGTCTTATGGATGGTTTCAGGGTTCGATTCGCTGCGGACAATCTTATTGTCACATATCACGGTGAAGTCTTGATGAAAGAGATTCACCCAAGAGGGCAATTTGAGAACGAAATAGAAAGAAAGTTTGGCGACATTGCTTCTTACCTTAAGAAAGAATACAAAAAGGTAACTAAGTCGTCCGTAACTTTGTCAGAAATTTCAGATGCCGATATCTATGTTCAGAGCACGTCTAGAGTTAGAAACTGGGTACAGGCAACTAAACGATATAAAATTGGTGGTGCCGAAGATGTGGAAACATTAAAGCAACCCTCAAAAGAAAACACAGAAGACGGGATTAAAAAGTTCTTAGATTTGTTCTCAGACAAGCGCCCGTCTAATGATAAGGCTACCAAGAACCCAGATACGCCTGAGGCCTAAATGAGCCTCTCAAAAAAAGAAATGATGGCAGAGATCGTCCGTTGTGGAAAAGATCCTGTCTATTTCTCTAATAAGTATGCAAGGATATCTCACCCGTTGCACGGGCTCATACCTTTTGATATGTATGGGTTCCAGGAAGAGGCTCTGAGGGACTTTAAGAAACATCGTTTTAACATTATCCTTAAAGCTAGACAGTTAGGAATATCTACTACTGTAGCATCTTATGTTGCTTGGCTGATGTTGTTCCACAGAGACAAAAATATCTTAGTTGTAGCTACAAAATTAAATACTGCTGCCAACTTAGTCAAGAAATCTAAAGCGATATATAAAAACTTGCCTGCTTGGTTGCGTATTGCTTCAATTGCTATTGATAATAGAAACTCATTTGAGCTAACTAATGGCTCTGTTGTAAAGGCATCATCAACCTCTGGTGACGCTGGTCGTTCTGAAGCACTTTCTTTACTTGTGGTTGACGAGGCTGCAATTGTTGAAGGCTTGGATGAAATGTGGGCTGGACTTTATCCCACTCTATCAACGGGTGGTACCTGCATAGCCCTCAGCACTCCATATGGTGTTGGAAACTGGTTCCACAAAAACTACGTTGAAGCCGAAGAAGGAAAGAATGACTTTAATCCAATAAAATTACCTTGGTCAGTACACCCAGAGCGAGATGAAAAATGGTTCAAAAAAGAGACTCGCAATATGTCCAAGCGAGAAATCGCTCAGGAGCTAGAATGCAACTTTAATGCCTCTGGTGAGACAGTTGTTCACGGGGACGATTTAAAAAGAATATTAGATAGTATCTGCGAGCCCACTCATAGGACCGGGTTTGACAGAAATTATTGGATTTGGGAACAACCAGTGGAGGGTCGAGACTACATTGCTGTAGCTGACGTTGCCCGAGGCGATGGGTCTGACTTTAGTGTCTGTCAGATATTGGATCTACAAACAATGCAGCAGGTAGCAGAATACCAGGGAAAAATAACCCCAGATATGTTTGCTCCTCACCTCTGTAGTATGGCTTCTGAGTATAATAATGCTTTGCTTGTTATTGAGAACAACTCTTTGGGTATTGGTGTTCTTAGTCGTATCGAAGAAATAGGTTATAGTAACATATATTACAGTGTTAGAGCCACACACGAATATGTTGACCAAGCCACCGCCGAAGCTATTGGTGGGGTCGCTGGTTTTACTATGTCTATGAAAACTAGACCACTTGTTATAGCGAAGTTTGAGGAATTCGTCAGAAACAAACTAATTACTATTAACTCAAGGAGGTTGGCCAACGAGGTAAAGACTTTTGTTTGGCACAATGGGAGACCGCAGGCTATGCGGGGCTATAATGATGATCTTGTTATAGCATCTTGTATTGCTTGTTGGGTGAGAGATACAGCGTTGACGGTAAATAAAAGAGAGATAGAGTATAAAAAAGCGATGATCGGTGGTATTACAGTTAGTAACAGTACTTTCAACACAAAAATAGAAGGTATGCAAGGATATAAACCAACAGGTAAACCACAAAACACTTTTGAAGGAAACGACGGCAAGAGATACGATTTGTCGTGGATAATTAAGGGATAGAAATGGCTGACAACAGTAATCAAAACAAGAGCAGTGAGAATAATCCGAGGAATCAACAGTCTTCGTTGTTTAAGAGGTTGACTAGGCTCTTTAGCGGTCCTCTTGTTGATTACAATCAACCGGCTGTTACCAGAACAACGGCTAGGACAGTCACCAAGTACAAGTTTACTACTGCGAATGGCAGAGAATTTAAGAAAAAAGAGTATTATAATCCATTCTCTGGCTTGCAAAGCAAAGTGCTTCTCAATCGTGACAAGCAACTTCGGTATACAGACTTTGACCAAATGGAATATATGCCAGAAATTGCCTCTGCTTTGGACGTGTACGCCGATGAGATAACCACTTCTTCAGAATTAACCTCTTTGGTAAACATTGAATGCCACAACAGAGAAATAAAAGAAATCATCAGCACTCTGCTTTACACCGTGTTGAATATTGATTCAAACTTGTTTGGCTGGGCCAGAAGCATGTGCAAGTATGGTGATTACTTCTTGTATTTGGATGTAGATGACAACATTGGGATTACTAATGTTATTCCTTTGCCTGTTCGAGAGGTTGAGCGACTAGAGGGTAAAGATCCAACAAATCCAAACTATGTCCAATACTACTGGAGCGGCGATTCTCAACCAGGGGTTACATTTGAGAACTGGCAGTTAGCTCACTTTAGGGTCTTAGGTAATGATAAGTATGTTCCCTATGGAACTTCAGTCCTAGAACCATCCAGAAGAATCTGGCGTCAGCTTACATTACTAGAAGACGCTATGATGGCCTATCGTATTGTCCGCTCGCCCGAACGCCGTGTATTTTATATTGATGTGGGCAACATTCCTGCGGAAGATGTTGAGCAATACATTGAACAAGTCAAGACTCAGATGAAAAGAAATCAAATTGTAGATGGAGACACTGGACGAGTTGATCTCCGCTACAATGCTATGAGTATTGATGAAGATTATTACATTCCTGTTCGAGCCGGCAACTCATCTAGAATTGAAACACTGGCTGGTGGATCATTTACAGGTGATATTGAGGATGTGCAATACCTACGGGACAAATTGTTCTCTGCGTTGAAGGTTCCCAAAGCTTATCTAGCACAGTCAGACGCTATGGAAGACAAGACCACACTAGCGCAAAAAGACATTCGCTTTGCTAGAACTATTCAGAGACTCCAGAGAGTTGTCATCGCAGAGGTTGAAAAAATATGCATTGTTCACTTGTTTACGCTTGGATACCGCAATGCAGATCTAACTAATTTTAAACTAAGTCTTAATAATCCTTCTAAGATTGCAGAACTACAAGAGCTTGAACATCTTCGCTCTAGGTTTGAAATTGCTGGCGCTGCAACTGAGGGGTATTTTTCAAAGAGATGGATTTATAAAAACATCTTTAAACTTGATGACGATGAAATAGAGAGAATGCAGTTTGAACAATACAGTGATTCAAAGCACGCCGCATCAATTGAGTCTATGGGTACTGCCGCTGGTGAAGCTGTCACTGCTGCTGCTGCTGGTGGCGGTGGTGGCGATGACGCAGCCGGCGCTGGTGACGATTTAGGCGGCGGAGATGATTTAGGCGGCGACCTTGGTGGCGATGACCTTGGCGGTGACACAGGTGCAGAAGCGGAGACTCCAGCGGATGAAGGGCCGCTTTTAGCCGAACCAGGACAACGGAATGATAATGGTTATGAAACCGTCAAACTAGACGGTCGTCGAGGCGGCGCAAGACTTAGGAGCTATTTAGCTAGTGCGGGAGAAAGTGTTGGCTCTAGCTCAGATAGAAACCTATTTAAAGGGTGGAATGGTGAAATGGGACCACTATCTAGAGGCACAGTTGGTGAGTCTATGCGGTCAGAAGAAATGTTGATTAGGGAAACAAATAACGATATTTTGAAACTTATAAGTGATCTGGAAAAAAACAATGAAGACTAAACACAACAAGAAAAGAAATACAGCATTTGTATACGAAGCTCTTTTGAGAGAAGTTACAAAGTCTATAGTTAGTCGAGATACAGAACGTAAAAACAAAGCTATCTCTATCCTAAAAGAGTACTTCAAGCAGGGTACAAATCTCTCTAAGGAACTGGGTTGCTACAAAGCACTTATAAAAGAAGATACCCTTGACAAATATACGGCTGAAAAAGTTATTTTCCTGGCATCTAAACAACACAGCGAGCTAGACAAAAAAGAGATATTTAACGAACAGAGTAGACTGATCAAGCAAGTCAACACCGACCTTGGGTCATCAACTTTCTCTAATTTTGTCCCAAACTATAAAAGCTTTGCCACCGTCTACCAACTTTTTAATAAAAAGACACCCCTAAAAACAAGAGTCCTATTAGAGCAAGAAATTTTGGAAACCCTTTCCGGAAAGAATGAGCAACAAAATGAAGGCATGAAGCCTGTTGATACTCTTGTGGTAAAGACATTCGTTAGTAACTTTAACGATAAATATTCAAACTTGTTGCCCGAACAACGAGACCTTTTAAACAATTACATTCTGTCGCTAGGGGACAATATGGCAGACTTCCAGTTATTTCTAGTCAAAGAATTACAAAGAATAAAAGATAATGTAACAAGTTCTTTGTTATCTGAAGATATAAAAGACGATGAACAAATGCTGGCAAATACAAAACTTGTTATCGAGCAAATAGAAAGCTTTGATGTTTCTAAGTTCACCGAGAAAGATCTTAAGAAGGTCCTTAAACTTCAAAATTTAGTAAACGAGTATAATTCCGATGCCACTGAAGATTAAAATAAATAAACCAGAAGAGAAAAAGCCAATCCAAGCCCAGGTTGAGCTTCAGGTCCGAAAAACTCTTTCGGGAAATTATTTGATTACCGACCACGAAAAAATGGATATCGTAATTTCTCCCTCAGCCAAGAGTATTTCGGCTATACCTAAAATGTATAGCGGAGACAACTCTAATAT